CACTGCCGACGTAAAGAACTGACGTTTTCAAGGAGTAAGATCCACAGGGTTACAAACAGGAAACCGGAAATAGCTACTCATCTATAATCTCAAGATGGGGAATATGCTCAAGTGGCGGAAGCGAGGTAATCATGTAGTACCCGATAGAAGACGCTAAGGAAACGAGTTCGAAAGAACATATTGGTGCAAGTCCAACCTTGAGCACCACTGTCCCTTCATCTAATGGCAGGATATCAGATTTTGATTCTGAGTATGTTGGTTCGAATCCAGCAGGGACAACAAATGCGCTTGTGGCTAAATGGTTAAAGCAGCACACTCATAATGTGAAGACTATAGGTTCGAATCCTATCAGGCGCACTAACTCATAAAAATAATATCAATTATGAGTCTTAATATATATTAGGATATTTATAATAAAATGAAAAAATGCCCTAAATGTAATGAAGAAAAAGAATTTAGCCATTATGCTAAAAATTCTTCAAGAAAAGACGGTCTGCAAAGAATTTGTAAAACATGTGTTAAGAAACAAGACGCTTCTTTATATAAAAAAGATAAATCTAAGATAGTTAAACGTAATAAAAAGTACGCTGATAAAACTGTAGAGTGGTTTAATGATTATAAGAAAAATCTATCATGCGAAATTTGTGGTGAGAAAAGGTTTTGGGTATTAGATTTTCATCATAGAGATCCAAATGAAAAAGATTTTAATATAGGTGATAAATGGAAACAGGGATACTCTATATTAAGAATTAAAAATGAAATAGATAAATGTATGTGTGTTTGTGCTAATTGTCATAGAGATATACATTTTAATTTAAAATTAAATATTTAGAGTGGCTTGCCGCTCTCTTTTATTCATATATATTTATATACATGGATTTGAATAAATTATTTAAATTATTTGACTCGGATGAACCTGAGGAAAAGCCGGTGATTGTTAATAACATATTAGATGATCATCCTTATATCTATATGGGTCTATTTAAGAAATTAATCATAAATTATGAAATGTTTAGCCAACAGCTATTTCAATTTATGCGTAGCACAGATGATGATTTAGATATAGATAATATGGAAAAAGCCGGCGTTCATATGGTTTATTGGCGAGCATATAATCATATTGAGAAAATCGATTTAACCCAAGATTTCCACGTTGATACCATACGAGCATACGCCGATGATAAATTTATTGATGCTTTAAATAAATGCCTTCAATATTACGAAGATATAGAAGAATATGAAAAATGTGCATTTTTAAAAAAGATATCAGATATTACAAACCTCTCTTAAAAGTAGCTTGGCCTACATATCTCTGCTAGTTATAATATAATTACGGGTTTTGAAACAATATTAAAACGTTTTAAAAACAAAATGTAACTAAGGTAGCCACGGGTTACGGATAATACTATTAAAAATAAAAATATGAAAAACAAAAACAATGTATTACATCAACTGGATAAGATTGATGGAATTGCAAATCAACTTAACTTTATTGTTAAACAGCAACAACCAATTGAAGAATATACTAAACTTTTAGATGTACTGAGAGAAGTAGTAGACCAAACTCGTTCATTTGTTGAAAACGAACCTCAAGCATATAACAATTAATATGAAATTAACAGCAGAACAAATCCAACAAAACTGGATAGATTTAGAAGAAACGATCAAATCATATATCAGTGAACCACGCCGTTCACAGTTATTAGATTTCTATTCTAAATACTCAGAACGTATTATGTTAATGCCTGCTGCTCATAAGAAGGAATATCATAATGCTTTCCCAGGTGGTTACGTCGATCATGTTCTTCGTGTTATTGATTGTGCTCTTAAAGTAAATAACGTTTGGGTAGAAATGGGAGTAGATACATCTACTTACACTACTGAAGAATTAGTATTTGCAGCATTAAATCATGACTTAGGTAAAATGGGTGATGAACAACATGAAGCATATATTCCTCAGGATGACCAGTGGAGACGAGATAAATTAGGTGAAGATTATAAATTTAATGATCGTTTAGAATTTATGTCAGTACCAGATCGTAGTTTACATTTATTACTTTCCCACGGTATTTCAGTATCTAAAAACGAATGGTTAACTATTAAACTACATGATGGTTTATATGATGATGCTAATAAGCCTTATTTAATGTCTTGGTCACCAGAAACAAAACCACGTACTTCACTTATCTATATTGTTCATCAAGCTGATTTAATGGCTGCTCGTATTGAGTTTGAACGTGAATGGAATCCTAAATTAAAAGGTGAAGTTAAGAAAAAAGTAGATAATTTTAAAGTGACTGAAAAGAAACCAACAATTAAAACTAAAGCATTAGGCTCAGTTAAAAGTGAAGGTCTAATGAATTTATTAGATAATTTATGATAATATTAACAGTAATATTAGGAATATTGGTCGTGATCTTAGGATACACGACCTTTAATCTTCTTAGAAAACTTGAGAAACAAGAAGATGCTTTAAATAACCAAGCTACAATTTTAGCCTCTTATTTATCATATCTAAACAAAATCTCAGATATAATTAATTTCTCAGACAAAAAATTAAGAGAGATAGATCATAAAGGTTCATTCAAATCAGATGATGAAGTAGGTTTTTTCTTTGAAGAAATTAAACAAATACAAGACACATTAAACCAATTTAAAGTTAAAGATTTATGATTGAGGTGAAAGAAAAAAAGAATACTCAATATTTTACACAAGATACTGAGGATGCAATTGTATTATATAATAGTCTTATAGATCAAACTGAACGAGATATTTTATATAGAACTCGTATTCATTATGCTTTCTTTAAATTAACAGAAAATATTATTCATACCTTTAAATTTTATTATACAGAGGTAGATAATATTGAAGATCTACAACACGAAGTAATTACATTTTTACTTACTAAATTACATTTATTTAACCCAGAAAAAGGAGCTAAAGCGTATTCTTATTTTGGAACAATAGCTAAACGCTATCTAATTAATAGTAATAATAAAAATTATAAGAAACGAGTTGAGAAAGCACCTGTTAGTGAGATAGAATCTAATGAAAATTTTTCATATAGAATAGATGAAGGTTCTGAAAATGATAAATTAATCAACTTCATTGATCAGTATGTAGAACACTGTACAGAACATATTAATGAATTATTTCCTAAAAAAACAGATGCTCAAATTGCTGATGCTATTTTAGAATTATTCCGTAAAAGAGAGAATATAGACGTCTTTAATAAAAAGGCACTGTATATATACATTCGTGAGATTATTGATGCTAAAACCCCTAAAATCACTAAGATAGCTGATAGATTATATGATATATTTAAACAGCATTATTATTTCTATTTAGAAAACGGATATACAAATTTCTAATGTCCATATTTATAGAAAATAAATATTATGGAAGGTTTAGATAATATAGTGTTTGGTGGTAAAAAATTCTCTGATATTTTAGAAGAGATATATACTAATCAAAAGAAAAAAGACAGACAAATATCTGCTTTAATAGCGGAGTTAAAGCCTCTTGTTCAAGAGATAGGTGATGCTACTTTAATTGTACCATTAATTAAAGAATACTTAGAAATAAGTGTTAAAAATGATGAACAATTAATTAAGATGGCTACCATTATTCAACGTATGGCTAATAATACTTCATCAAATAGTGATGGTGGCTTTGGTATTTCTGAAGAAGAAAAAGCACAATTATTAGCTGAGATAGATAAATTTAAAGAGAATAATGGCTAAGAAATTTGGCATAAATAACTCAACCAGTAAAGCGGTAGATACTATTGGGACACTATCTAAAATGTTCCATACTGTAATTACAGGAAGAGTAAGAGATATTATATTAAATGAGACCCATCCTGAATTTAAAAAATATGGAGAATGGAATGGGGTAGGAACTATATTTTACGAGAATGTAAAAAGACCAATTAATACTGACGCTAAATTATTATCTGCCGCCTTACCTTTATTTCCTAATATTAAACAGTATCCTCTTTTAGATGAGTTAGTTGTTATAGTATTTGCCCCAAATACAACAGCTGGTAATAATACAACTGCTTTACAAGCGTATTATATGCCGCCATTAAACGCTTGGAATACTCAACATCAAAACGCTGTTCCAAAAAATATAATTGACCCTAATGACTTTAAAGCAATAGATGGAGGAGTAATAAAACGTGTATCAGATGGAAATACTGGCATAGATTTAGGATATACATTTTTAGAAAGAACTAACATTCATCCTCTAATCTCATATGCTGGAGATATTATATATGAAGGAAGATGGGGTAATTCTATTAGATTAGGTTCTACTGTAAAACAAACTACTCCATATACTTATAACGATTGGTCAAATAGTGGTACTAATGGAGATCCTATTCTTATTTTAAGAAATGGTCAATCTATATCTTATCCTAACCCAGCCAACCCAAACTCTTCTTTAGACCCATGGATCCCAGTTACTGAACAAGTAAACAATGATTCATCATCTATATATTTATCATCCACTCAAAATATTAATGTTGGATTATCTAGTTTATTAAATGCTTCTTTATCTAAAGAGGCAAATCCACCCGCTCCTCAAAGTTCTTATAATAAACCTCAAATAGTAATTAACTCTGGGAGATTAGTATTAAATGCTAAAAATGATGCTATTATATTAAGTTCACCAACTTTTATTAATTTAAGATCAAATCATTCTATAAATCTAGACTCTAAAGACACATTTACAGTTTCTATATCTCAACCTAATACTAAATATGAGAACCCAGGAAATATATATTTAGGAGGAGTTGATGCTAATAAATCAATTATTTTAGGAGAAGATTTTTTAAATAAATTAGAATTATTATTAAATAATCTCCAATCATTAAGTGATACATTATCTAATCTTAAAGTTCCTGGTGCTCCATTAGCACCAGCAGTAGGTGGTGCTTTATTTAGTGAATTGTTAGTCCCATCAACTACTCTATCAAATGTTTGTAAGGATATGTTGAGTGATATACGTGATAAAAATTATTTATCTAAAATAACCAAAACTAAATAATGGATACAACAGATAAATTAATATTATTTGGAATTATAAATGATTATGATCCAACAAAAAATCAAAACACAACTGTAACTCTATATATTAATAATGTAGAAATATCTACTATTCCTGTTAAAAGAAGTACATATCAATTTTTTATTGATTCAAAATATAAAACTGATGTTGAAGCTTTAAAAACCAAAATAGTATACAATACTCCTGGATTTGATCCAGTTGAAGGTTATGGTTTATTTGAGCCTAGAAGCATAAGTGACACTACATCATTTGGATTTATCTTTACCCAAGATGAAACTCAAACTATAAATAATCTCCCCACAAACGAGCAAGCATTATATACATTATTTTCCACATCAGATAGTATTAATTCTACCTTAAATATCTCAGCAGCTACTAGAGTCTTGTTTACTGGTTATACTTTAAATCCATTAGACGGGGGAGGAAAAGCAACTCTGTATATAAATGGGAAAACAGCTGGATTAACAAATCAATTAATTAATAATAATCAATTTTTATTTGATTTAAATATTAAGGACGTCAATGATAGTTTTGGAGTTTACTCCACAGATAAAGACGGAAATCCTAAACCTATATTAGATGAAACAACATATATTGAGATTTCATCTCCAAAATATAAAACCACTAAAATAACTAGTTTTGTATTACAAGCATCTAATACATCTCCAATTACATATGGGATAGTATCGGACCCATCAAATTCAACTAGTAAATATGATATATATTTAACTAAACCAACTGATATTCCTAAAATACCTGAGGCACCAAAACCATCAACAGTTATTAATCAAATATCAACCCCCCCAAAATCTAAAAAAAGTTTAGCTAAAATTATATTAGATTTATTTTTAAAAGCATTAGAAAGATTAATTCCTTTTCTTTTAAATATGTTTAAGCAATTTGGTTTAGCCGCAGCAGCTAATCTCTTATCTAAAGTAGATTACAATTCAATTGAATGCCCTAGCTCAGCTCAACTACTTAAAATCATAAATGAAAGAAATAAATTAGTAACTCAAATAAATAATCTATATTCATTAATTACTACTTTAACAAAAATAACTCAGGGTCTTACTATTTTTCAAAATGCTTTAAATATAGGTATAACCACACTATTAGCCAACCCAGCCCCAGCTTTAAATTTATCAGCAGGAATAATATCAACATTTGAAACAGCTAAAGAAAAACTCCAATTAGGATTATCAACAGCTAATTCTACATTAAATATTATTAATTCTGTTTTAATATTTGCTGGATCAGTTTTAGGATCTTTATTAGCTATATTATCACGTTTGGATGATATTATAACTTATTGTGCTGAAGATCAAAATATACCATTTGAGGTTATTAATACTGAATTAAGTTCATTAGTTAATACTTCAACAGGTATAAATAACTCTAAAATATTAAATGAGGAAAATACTTATAAAGGATTTAAATTAGAAATAGTATTGGTTCAACAACTCCCATACCCAAAACGTTATGCTCAAGCGTTAAGTGTGCAAGGTGTTCCTGTTTTAAAAACACCATCTTCATTCGCGTCTGATCCTCAAGTGTTATTAGATCAATTAAAATTCATAATAGATTCAAATCCTAATTTAACAGCTGAATAACCAAATATTTATAATTATATGAAAATCGATATTTTAAAAAAATTAATCAAAG